AATCTGAAGCGCGAATGCATCCGTGTGAACATTAGCATTGAGACGGACGAGGATGACCTCATTGGGGGCAACACGCTAGTGAATGGTAATGTAGTGAATCGTGAGGGTCCCGTCACTATTGCCATGAAGCGAGGGTCGGTGCTTATTCTTGACGAGTGTGACCGCGGCAGCAACAAGCTGATGTGCCTGCAGGCCATTCTGGAAGGCAAGCCGTATTTCAATAAAAAGACAGGTGAAACAATTTATCCCACGCCTGGGTTCAATATTGTGGCAACAGCTAACACCAAGGGGCAAGGCACCAATGATGGCAAGTACATGACGGCTCAGATTCTTGATGATGCCTTTCTTGAGCGCTTTGCCATCACCATCGAACAGGAATATCCGTCACTGAAGGTGGAAAAGAAGATCATCATGAAGAAGATGCAGCGCGTGGAAAAAGTGGATGAAGATTTCGCTGACAAACTGGTGATGTGGTCAGACATCATTCGCAAGACGTTCAAGGATGGTGCCATTGACGATCTTATCTCCACTCGCCGACTTGCACATATCGTGAACGCCTTCGCCATGTTCAATGATCGTTTGAAGGCGATCAATCTCTGTATCGCACGGTTTGATGAGGACACCAAGACGAGTTTCTTGGATCTGTACACCAAGGTGGATGCAGGGGTGGAGATGCCATCAGCAGAGAATGAAGCGGAGGAAACGGTTCCTTCTTCCTTTTAACAGGAGAGTTAAACATCATGTATGGAATTGACAAATATACAGAATTGACGTTGACGGCAAGTGCATATAACAGAAAGGTGAGTGTTGAACTCCCCAAGGACTGTGAAGCCAACACCGTGTTTGAGGCATTCAAAACCTTGATGGTTGGACTGACGTTTACTGAACGCATGTTTGACGATGCGGTAGCAACATATTTTTATGAGCATGAATTAGACAGGATTCCCCCCACACTAAAGGAGGAGTAGGGTGATTTGTCCCGAGTGTAGAGAACAACATATAAAAAGTCATGTATTCATACTTACAACTTTCACAGAAAACACAGGCGAGATATTTCAATACTTTGACGAAGAAGGAAATTGGCATAATCATATCGGCATGGTAAATATCACCACCTATAGATGTCACAATTATCATTATTTTCAAAAGATTGAAAGACCTAGATGTTGGTGTATGTCACAGGAAGGAGTAGTAGAAATATTACCATATGAACCTACTGTTGAAGAAAGGGAAAAATGAACTTGACAAAGGAACAATTATTGTATATATTAAAGAAAGCATATGCCAGAGGCGTCTGGGAACATGCAGAACAAAAAACTAGAACGCGAGTTAACATGAAAGATCCATATAGGATTTTATCTATTCCAGATTTCATCGTTGAAGATTTAATTGAGGAGAACACACATGGCTAAAATTGTATCACCCCGATATCCTACGTTTGTTGTATACGAGGGGTATGATAGAAATCTTGCTCTTGAATCTGTAGGGGCAGGTTGGACATCCCTTGTCAATGAAATTTTTGATTTCATTGAACAGCAAAAGATTACCAACACCCGTGTTATTCAGGTCAAAGAAAAGTGGGGCGGGCTTCGAATTTACACGGATAACATTAATGACGTTCTAGATACAAAGATTCGTGATGTCGAAAAACGTAGCTTCACCATTTGTGAAATATCCGGTGTGCCAGGTAAGCTCCGTAATTGTAATGGATGGTATCGCACATTGTCGGAAGCTGAGGGTGGGCAGTATCCTGTGGTGCAGGCATAATGGAAATTGATTATCGCTATTCTGAGGATACAATATTTCGGGAAATACAGGCGTACATTAATAAGACCTACACCCAACATTATTCACGAAATAAATTTCAGGCATCTGAATTCATTTTTGATAATGGACATGGGGTTGGGTTCACAGTAGGCAACATCATGAAGTATGCACAGCGGTATGGAAAAAAGAATGGGCATAATCGTGATGACATCTTGAAAATCATTCACTACGCTATTATGTTATTACATGTACATGACACTTATATTGAGGAAAAAACATCATGAAGATTAGTTCCAAGACGGTATCACTACTACAGAGTTTTGCACAAATTAGTCCTAACCTTTTGGTTAAAATGGGCAATAAATTGGCAACTCGTAATTCAGTAAACAGTATTCAAGCACGTGCTGTAGTTGAGGAAACATTTCCTCAGCAGTTTGCCGTGTATGATTTGGGTCAGTTTTTAATGTTACTATCAATGTCTCAGACGCCCGATATTGAGTTTCATGAAAAACATCTTGAAATCAAACATGGCGGCGGCGTCAATCACACATTTAATTATGCAGATGAGAGTTTGGTAACAGCTCCCGCAGACACCCCGCCCCAACTTGAACATTTGTATTCATTTAAACTCAGCGCAGCTAATATCAATATGATTGTTAAGACGGCGTCCGTTGTGTCTGCCACAATGATGAATATCGTATCAAAAAATGGCAAGGTTACCCTAAGCGTAAATGATCCAAAGAATTCAACGGCTCATTCATTAACTCAACCTTTGGGAGAAAGTGATATGTCGTTTGATGTGAAAATGGCAATTGACACATTTAAGATTGTTCCAGGTGACTATACAGTTCATGTGTCGCATGCCATTGCCAAGGCAGGTAAGGTATTAGTATTTTTCTTTGAATCTACCACTTCTGAATTAACATATTTGATTGCAGCCGACGCCACTTCAAAGGTATAATATATTATGGAAGTAAATCGTGAGCAGTTTCTTTGGGTTGAAAAGTATCGTCCGCGGAAAATTTCCGATTGTATTCTTCCGCAATCATTAAAAAATACCTTCCAAGAGTTTATTGATAAGGACAATATCCCTAACATGCTCTTGGCAGGTACAGCAGGTACAGGTAAAACTACGGTGGCGCGGGCTCTGTGTGAAGAATTGGAATGTGATTATATTATTATCAACGGTTCTGAGGAATCAGGTATTGATGTTCTGAGGACTAAGATTAAAGATTTTGCCAGCACAGTGTCATTTGCGGGCAAGACAAAGGTTGTGATTCTTGATGAAGCTGATTATTTGAATCCTAACTCCACACAACCCGCCCTTCGTGGTTTCATTGAAGAATTCAGTAAAAATTGTCGTTTCATTTTCACATGTAACTACAAGAATAGAATCATCCCGCCTCTACATAGTAGAACGACTGTGATTGATTTCAAGTTGACAAAGGATGACAAGCCTGTAATGGCAACAAAATTCTTCAAGAGATTGTCAGATATTTTGAAAGAAGAACACGTGACATTTGATCCAAAGGTGGTGGCTGAAGTACTAAATAAACATTTTCCTGATTATAGGCGAGTGTTGAATGAATTACAGCGATATGCATCTTCCGGCAATGTTGACGTAGGCATTCTCACTCATATGGGAGATGCAAACATGAAGGAATTGATTGCATCTCTCCGAGAAAAGGACTTCAAAAAGATGCGCAGTTGGGTTGTGAACAACATGGATAATGATCCTAATATGTTGTTTAGAAAGATGTATGACACACTTCTATCAGAAGTGGTTCAAGTTCCACAACTTGTACTTCTTTTGGCTGATTATCAGTACAAGGCGGCGTTCGTAGCCGATGCTGAAATCAATCTTGTAGCATGTTTGACAGAAATCATGGCAGCATGTGAGATGAAGGCATGATAAATCTTGATGGTGAAGAAATTGTAGAAGAAAAGGTAGAGGAGTATAAATCCCCTAAAATCAGTCCTTTTGATTTTGTCAATTCCATTCATTATAGCAAAGAACAATTGATTGTTGACGATTGGAGTGAAAAACAATATAATCCGTTTATTGTAAACAAGAGTTTAAGTTTCGGACCTGATACTGTCATTTTCGCCAATGAAATGAACAGTCGTTCTCATTTAGGTAAACACCTGCAATTCACTTTTCTTATAAATAGTGTGAGACCACGTAAAAGATTTAATAAGTGGTTAAAGGCGGAAAAAGTTGAAGATGTTGAAGTGATTAAACAATATTATAAATATAATACTGAAAAGGCACTTCAGGCATTAAAATTACTGACGCCAGAACAAATTCTCACAATTAAAGAAAAATTGAACACAGGTGGATTGACAAATGGCACATGATTTAATTAACATACCTTCTATTCCTGGGTATGACCCATTAGAAGTTAAATTAGTAAATGCTGATGACTTCTTAAAAGTTCGAGAAACATTGACACGCATTGGCGTTGCATCACGTAAGGATCAAACACTATATCAAAGTTGTCACATCTTGCATAAGCAAGGACGATATTTCATTGTGCATTTTAAAGAACTGTTTGCATTAGATGGTAAGCATGCTGATTTATCAGACAATGATTTACACAGACGCAATACAATTGCACATCTTCTTGAAGATTGGGGATTAATTGATATTGTAAATGTTGATATGTGTGAAGATACTGCTCCTTTATCTCAAATCAAAGTACTCGCATTTGGCGAAAAGAGTAGTTGGAATTTAGTGGCAAAATATAATATTGGAAAAAAGAAATAAGACTTGACTGTAGGGGTGTTGGGAGTTATCTTTAACTGTAAGATACGCCGAAAGGGTATCACTAACACATTCGCTCAAAGGAGGAATTATGACACGTACCTATACTTTTAACTCTGCATCTCTTAACACACCATGGGCCATTGGCTTTGATAGTCTCTGGGACCGGTTTCATACTATTGAATCGGCTAATAGTGTAAGCAACTATCCCCCATACAACATTGTTAAGCATGATGCTGAACATTGGAGCATCGAACTTGCTGTCGCTGGATTTAAGCGCAACGAATTAGATGTAGTAATGGCAGAGGGTGTCCTCACCATTACTGCCAATACAGAAAACACGAATGAAGATGTGGAATATGTTCATCGTGGATTGGCCAAGCGTTCGTTTACACGAAAGTGGACATTGGCCGATGACGTAGTAATCAATGATGCTTCACTTGTGGATGGTGTGCTAGCTATTAAGCTGGAACGCATCATTCCAGAAGAAAAGAAGCCACGCAAAATTGAAATTTTGTAATTAAGTAGCATCCTCCTAACCCCCTACAGTTGAGTTTATTATGATTAAATGTATCAAACTAATTACCGGCGAAGATTTGATAGGTGATGTTGAGGTCCAAGGGGACACACTTACCATTGACAATCCATGCGTGGTTGTGCTTATCCCGACCCAAGAACATCAATATTCCATTGGGCTTGCGCCATTTCTTCCATTCGCAGCTTCCAAGAAATTTTCTTATTCTCGGGAACATATCGTATTGTTGTATGAGGCCGCCGACCAACTGAAAAATGAATATAGCAGGATTACGGGCAAAGGAATCATCATGCCTGATCGACCAAAGCTAGAACTCGTATAAAATATACAGGCCTCCCGAAAGGGAGGTTTGTTGTATCTTGACAAAAGTATATCATTATGTTATATTACATTCATGACCCGGAGGAGGTTGAATGAAGAATTTTTATACGAATATCTTGCAATATGGTAACAAAATTCTTGTCCGTGAAATTCGTAACGGCAAGCGAGATAATCATCGAGTGGAATTTCGACCCACGATGTTTATCAAATCACAAAATAAGACAAAGCATACAAGTTTGTTTGGTGACAATTTAGAGCCCATTCAGTTTGGTGATATTAACGATGCAAAAGAGTTTATAAAGAAGTATAAAGATGTGGAAAACTTCCCCATCTTCGGCAACACCTCATTTGCCTATCAATACATCACAGAAAAGTATCCTACTGAAATTGATTATGATATTAGTCAATTAACAATTCTGTCTTTGGATATTGAAACCGCTTCAGAAAATGGATTTCCTAGTATTGATAATCCCATTGAAGAAGTCTTGCTCATCACGGTGCAAGATAATAACACAAAAAAAATTACTACCTTTGGTGCAAAGAAGTTTGATGTTGATAACATTAAGCACATCACTAATAAAAATAATTTTGAATATGTGAAATGCCGCGATGAAGCGGATTTGCTGTCTACATTTCTTCACTTTTGGCAGGCAACAATGCCTGATGTTGTAACAGGTTGGAACACACAACTATTCGATATGCCATATCTTCTTGTCCGTATCAAGAGAATATTAGGAGAGGAGAGGATTAAGGAGCTTTCACCTTGGCGTATTGTTAATGAACGATATATTACACGAAATGGTCGAGAATTTCTCACAGCTGATATTTTCGGCGTAAGTAGTTTAGATTATCTGGATTTGTATAAAAAGTTTACATACTCTACTCAAGAAAGTTATAAACTTGATTACATTGCCCAGCACGAATTAGGGCGTAAAAAGTTGGAAACAAAATATGAAACGTTCAAAGACCATTATACGAATGATTGGCAATCATTTGTGGAATATAACGTTATTGACGTAGAGTTGGTTGACGCTCTTGAAGATAAAATGAAATTGATTGAATTGGTTATCACAATGGCATATGACGCCAAGTGTAACTTTAATGACATTTTTTCGGCGGTGCGTACTTGGGACTGTATCCTTCATAATCATTTGTGGGCAAAGAATATTATTGTTCAACAAAAAGAACATCACGAAGGTAGAACAATTGCAGGGGCATATGTAAAAGAACCCGTACCTGGTAAGTATGAATGGGTTGTGAGTTTCGACGCGGCATCGCTGTATCCTAGTATCATTATGCAATATAATATGAGTCCGGAAACAATGATGTCAAATACATCTTTGGACATCTCCCCTGAGAAATTGTTGGATGGTAATACTACACATGTCAATCTACTGCATGAACAGAATGTGACGATGGCTGCCAATGGATATTGCTACACTACCGCGCATCAGGGATTGTTTCCCGAAATTGTTGAAAAGATTTTTAGCGAGCGGGTGTTCTACAAAAAGAAAATGATTGCATCACAGCAAGAGTATGAAAAAACAAAAGATGTTGAGCAGATAAAATTGATTTCCAAGTATAACAACATTCAAATGGCTCGTAAGATTCAGTTAAATAGTTTGTATGGTGCCTGGGCAAATCAATACTTTCGTTTCTACGATGACAGAATTGCCGAAGGTATCACTTTGACGGGACAATACATCATTCAACATATTGGACGTGCTTTGAATGAGTACTTGAACAAAACATGTGGCACAGAAAATGTTGAATACACATTCTATTCAGATACAGATAGTTGTTATATCACATTGGATACTCTTGTCAAGAAGCACTTTTCAACTCATGATAAAAACAAAGTAGTTGAGATTATTGATAAATTTTGTAAAGAAAAAATTAGTATTGTGTTGGCGCGTGCATGTGAACAAATTATGGAAGTAACTAATGGGTTTGTTCCGAAAATGGAGTTTAAACGTGAAGTAATTGCCGATACGGCTATTTGGGTTGCCAAGAAGCGATATGCCTTGAACGTGTATGATAGTGAAGGAGTACGATACAAAGAACCGAAACTGAAAGTTCAGGGATTAGAAATTGTTCGAAGTAGTACCCCTGGGAGTATTCGGGAATATCTTCGCAATACGGTAAAGTTGGCACTTACAAAATCGCAGGATGAGATTCAACAATATATTACTGATCTTGAAACGAAGTTTATGCAAATGACCCCTGAGGAGATTGCATTCCCGCGAAGTGCGAACAACATGAGTAAATATAAATCAACTGCCAACATCTATCAAAAGGCAACTCCATTACATGTTCGTGGGTCGTTGTTGTATAACCATTATGTTACAAAACAGAAGTTGGATAAGAAATACGAACTGATTAAAGAAGGGGATAAAATTAAGTATTTGTATTTGAAAGAACCTAATCCTCTTAAAGAAAACAGTATCGCATTTGCAACGACTTTGCCTAAAGAGCTTGACTTACATAAGTATGTTGATTATAATACAATGTTCGAAAAAAGTTTTATAGAACCTATGCGAACCATTCTTGATTGTATGAGTTGGTCGCCTCGTAAGATTGCCACACTAGATGATTTATTTTAAGGAGATGTTATGTCATTAATTAATAAGTTGCGTAAAAATTCTACAATTCGTGAAACAGAAATATTAACTGATTCAAAATTCTTTACAGCAAAGGATATGATTCAGACACCTGTGCCTATGATTAATGTGGCACTATCGGGCAAGTTGGATGGGGGGTTGACCCCTGGCTTGACTGTATTTGCTGGCCCTAGTAAACATTTCAAAACTGCCTTTGCCATGTTGCTTGCCAAGAGCTACATGGACAAATATGAAGATGCTGTCATTCTATTTTATGATTCTGAATTTGGTGCACCTGCAGGATACTTCAAAAGCTTCGGTATCGACACGGATCGGGTGATTCATACGCCCATCACAGACATTGAACAATTGAAGCATGATATCATGTCACAAATTAACAACATTGAACGAGGCGAACATGTTATCGTCATTGTTGACTCAATTGGTAATTTGGCTTCTAAGAAAGAAGTAGATGACGCATTAGAAGGAAAGTCAGTGGCAGATATGACGCGGGCCAAACAGCTCAAAAGTTTGTTCCGGATGTGTACTCCTCATTTAACCATCAAGGACATTCCCATGGTTGTAGTGAATCACACATACAAGGAAATTGGGTTGTTTCCGAAAGATATTGTATCAGGCGGCACAGGTGTATATTATTCGGCTGATAACATTTTCATTATTGGTCGTCAACAGGAAAAGAGCACCGAGGGATTGACAGGATACAACTTCATCATCAATGTTGAGAAGTCTCGCTTTGTCCGTGAGAAAAGTAAGATCCCGGTTGAAGTATCCTTTGATGGTGGTATTAGCACATGGTCTGGGTTGCTGGATGTGGCGTTGGAATCAGGACATGTGGTG